CACCGGTAACTGGAACATGTGTTGCCGCGGAGTCAAGAATTGTTGAGTCGTTGTCACCATCAAGTGTACCAGCTAAACCAGATGGACCAAGCGAACCGTTACCACCAACAATTGAGTCACCCGAGTAACCAACTGGAGCTTCGTTAAACAGCGCTTCATCACCGTTTGATACACCAGCTTTGGTTTTCTGGAAGGTTGACTTCATTGCGAAGATCAGGCCAGTTGGACCAGACATTGGCTGAACGCCGCAAATGTCGTATGCTACAAGGTTTGGCATAGCACGACGTACAAGTGCGATCAGGACTGGATTCCAGTTAGCAGTGTTAGCTGCTACGTTTGATTCTTGGAGCGCGCCTTCTTCTTTGAGGGCAAGTTCCTGGTTCTCGAGAATTGCTGCAGTAACAGCTCTTCTATGTGCGTCTTGAATAGTACCGGCAGATTCTTCATTCAATACCGGTGCCCATTTCTCGACAAGATTATCGTAAGAAATTACGTTTTGCATTATGGACTCCCTTAGGATTTATTTTGTTTTTTAATGGCACTGAGATACTGACCCATGACATCAGAAGTTTCAACCTCAAACATGTCATCTTCTTCAGTAACTACCTCAGCAGCTGCCGGTTTATTAAAGTAAGATTCTTTTACTGTAGCAACTTTCTGCGCAAAATTGTCAGAAAAATCGATATCAGATACAAGTTTCTTAAGCTTCTCGATTTGTGTTTCTGCGAGATCTTTTGATGCTTCACGAATTACTTCGTTACGCTTAAAGTTCTCTAGTTCCTCGGTCATTTCGATGATCTTACCAGTTGATTCATTCAGCTTAGTCTCAAGCTCATCAACTTCTTCGGCAAGTTCGTCAACTAGGTCGACTTTGGACTCTGGTACGTCGATGTAAGATTCTACAAACAGATCTTTCAAGCTGTTCATGAACTTCTCGGCGATCTCGGTGCGAAGGCCAGCTTGTACAGCCACCTTGTTATCATCCATCCACTGCTCTACTACATAGTTAAGATAGGAATCTACCTTATCTACTAGATCAGCTTTGGTTGTTGCGATTTCTTCAGAAAGTTCTTCGTTGTACTTTTCTTCTAAACGATCGATTTCAGATGATAGTCTAGATTTAATAGCAGCTTCAAAGATTGTTTCTGCTTTCGCTTTAAATTCATCAGAAAGAGTTGCTTCTTCTGCAACCAGAGCGTTAAGATCTTCTTCGAAGTCAGCTTCGTAAGCGATCTCTTGCATATGATCAAAATCTTCTTGATCTACATCTTCATGATATGATGCTTGCATTTTTTTCATGCTACCATACATTGCCATAAGTTCTTGCTTCTTCATTTTACCGGCGGAATGCATCATTGCTTGAAGCATACCTGCCTTAGTTTTTGGCATTGGTTCTTGCATGGTGTTATCAGCGGCAGTACCGCCAGGCATTTTACGCTTTGGAGCATCTTTGGCCATATCAGTAGCCATGTCTGCACTCTTAATTGAATCTTCTTCTTCACCGCCGTGTTTCATTTCCATTTTATCGGAATGTTTCATTCCCATTAATTTACGCTTCTTCATGTCAGAATCGTGTTTCATTTCATTTTTATCGGAATGTTTCATTCCCATTAATTTACGCTTCTTCATGTCAGAATCGTGTTTCATTTCCATTTTGCGGTTTTTCATTTTGTCAGAACCGTGTTTCATTTCCATGATTTCATTCTCGTCATCATGGAGTTCAAAGTCCTGATCCATATTTTGATCTTCAGTCATGACTGACTCCTTTTTCTATCTAGTTTTGAGTAACGAGAGGAAATTTTTAAACTCACGGACCTGAGTCTCATAGAGATCAGCACGTGGAGCTGTCTGAATTTCAGTCTCCATTTTTTCAATTGTTCGAGCTTCAATAATGCCGTTATTCCAAACCCATTCTACACCTTCCATAATCCCATTAACAAATGCTGATGGAGCAGATGGATCTTGTACGATATCAATCGCATTTAAGAGAAAGTCGTTTTTAACGACCATAGCGTCACTTTGTTGCTGCAAACTTCCCATACCACGAGTCGAAACGCCCAGTTGAACACCACCTTCGAGTAGACCTTGAACAATCATTCCCATAGGAGTATCCAATACTGTGGCTTTGCCCATAACATCGTTTCCTTCAATTTGAAGTTTTTCGATCTTATGAGAAACTTTATCTAGATTAACGGTTGGTCCTTCAGGATGATTTAATTCACCGACTGCACGACCTTTTGAAACCTGTGTATTGTTATATTTTTCAATAGCAGATTCCATAACATCGAGCGGATATATCCTACCGTTTCTATTCTTTGCATTGGCTTGTGCAAAAATACCTTCAATAACGTACTTTTTCTTACCGTCTTTTGCTTCGGTAAGAACTTCAATATGTTGATCAGTAAATTCTGAAATGAGTTTCATTTTTACACATCCATTTCTGTTATTCTTATATATTTATAATATTATTATTTTCTAGTTAGAAGAATATTCTTCTTCCTCTTCATCTAATTCATCATCTTCTGTTTCATCATCGACTTCTGTCTCATCGTCAATTTCTAAATCTTCAGGATCATCTTCAGGTTCTTCTCCATTGTATACCTGACCGGCTAATTTAACACGTTCTTGATCAATTATATCATCTAATTTTACAGAAACAACTTGACCAAAAATCTCATTAGCTTTATTATAATCTTTGTCCAATGCTGCTTGAACTAAATCTTGTAAAGGATTTTCTGCAGTTTCTACTTCAGGGGTTTCAACATCACTCATTTTCATCTCCTTGAGGTTGTTCTTCATCGTCTTGTTTTGCCATTTGTTCAATATCATCATCTGTAAATCTTAAAACATTTTTCATTACCCATTCTTTGCTAAAGTAATCACCAATGTACTGATTCATTTGATCTAATGTTTGAATTCTTTCTCTTAAAATTTCAGCATCTTTTAGCTCTGTAAAGTGATTATCTCTCATGAAATCAACGATAATCTTTTCTTTCATGTCTGACCAGTCTTGATCAGTAACAATACCCTTAAGAATTAACTGTGTCTTAAGAATACCCATGAAAAGATGTGCAAATCGAGCACGGAGTCTATCAATAAACTTTTGGAACTTGAGCTCATCACGCGAAATTTCACTTGATCTTCCTAAACTAAATTGTGCTTCTTGTTCTAAACGATTAATTGGAACGTTTAAAGCACGATATAATTTCTTTTGAAAGTATACAATATCATCAATTTGTCCAAGATTGTCACCACCGGGCAATGTGCTAATTTCAGTACCTTTACCACCTTCACGTCTTGGCAACCAAAAATCTTCAAGCAATGATTGGTGTTTACGATCATCTTTAATTTCACCAGACGTAGCATCGTAAACAAGCTTATTACGATATCGAGTCATAATGTCTTTCATATATTGTTCGGCTTTACCTCGTGGTAAGTTACCAACATCAATATAAAAAATACGACGTTCTGGAGCTCGAGCCAAACGATAAATGACCAAAGAGTCTTCCATCATTCGAAGCTGATTGATAGGCTTTAAAGCCTTATGCATATAAGACAAAACTTTTTTTCGAGTTTCATCTAAAAGACCAGAAGTAACATATGAAACTGAATCAAGAGAAAGTTTTACACCGGATGTTTGAGCTCCTGGTTTTTCTTGAAAAATAAAATATTCTTCTACATTTTCAATAAGATTAGCACCTGTTGCAGGATCTTTTTTCTTTTTGACTTGTTTTACTTTTCTCATCCGAGCAGCATCAATCGGACGTATATCGACGATGCCTTTTTTCAGATTTGATTCATCCACCACGAGATGATGATAGATTCTACCATCAATGTACCATCTTCTAAAAATATCATGGCCAAGTTCAACAAAATTAAGCATTGACGAAATATTATCAAATTCATCTTTAATTTGTTTTTTTATTGAATCTGAAACATCTAAATTATCCATGTTAATTGTTACTGGATCTTCGCCACCAACAATTGCTTCATTAACAATATCTTCAATTGCAGCATCAACTTCAGGATGCATTGCAACACCACGATATTTCATGATTAATTGATGGTTATCTTTAGCATCATAGCCATCTAAATTAATATACTGGCCATAATGAGATCCTGATGCAGTGATATATCCTGCACCATCTTCATCTCGTGCGGGTACAATTGAAGGAGCCTTTTTTGGATCCTCATCAGGGCGACTTCTTTTAATTTCAAAGCCAAATAATCTAAATCCGCTAGCGTTTTCTGCCATAGTAATTCCTATAATAAAAGGAGCGAGAGCTTATTCCCCGCTCCTTTTTATATATTATTGTTATGCGTCTGTAGTACCTGATGTCCAGTATTGATACTGCCAGGTGATTGTGAATCTTTCGATCGTGTCATTATCACCGTAGCTTAAATCAATTGCTGATACATCCGAAGGCCAAGCGTCTTTAAAGTCATATGTCTTAATAACAGATTCATTACGATCAAACTGCTCAACTTTCAAGTTAGTAAAGTAAAGATCAGGCGCTTGTGTACCACCAGCATCAGCATGGTTTGCGATGGCATTCATCCAACGCTCCATTGCATCTCTAATCTTAAACTCTGTGTCATTGATTACTGTTACTGTCCAAGAATCAAATGTACGATCTCCAGCAACTTTTAGCTGTCGACCGCGAAATGGGATAATAATAGTCCCAACGGTTGAAGCTGGAAGCTGTGCTGCTTCACACATAAATGATGCGAAGTCAACGTCTAGATCAACACCTAGACCACCTCGTGGATTTGCCAACGTCACCTGAAAGAGGTTACCGCGGGCACCGCCACCGGTTAGCCGTGATTTAAATTCATCTACACTACCTAATGCCATGAGTTATCCCTCCTTTAAAATGCCTGACCAGTTACTTCTTCGAAGCTAACGCCAGTTCTAACAGCTACAAAATTTAGAGTAATGAAGTTGATAGAACGAGCAGGCTTGATAAAGATATTAGCAATAAACTGATTGCTTTCTATGACTGTTGGAGTGTTGACTGTTTCGTCAGCCACAATCCGGAAGTCTGTAATACCTCTACGACCTTTAATATCTCTAAGTACTGGTTCAATAATGTTAACGAATTCTGCTCTTGTAAATTCATCATTGAATTCAAAGAGTACATCTTTAGCAGCTCTTTCAATTGCTCTTTCGAGTGTTAAGAACAAGCGACGTACGTTAATACGATCGAATGCTGACGGCCTTGAAGTTGCTGTCTTATCACCGAAAAGATGAATACCTCTGCCCGGTAGATTTACAACAGGGTTGACACCTGCTTTATACAATGTGTCTCTGCGAGCTTTATTTGGATTATAATTCAAGGATGTTACACCAAGAAGTGATCCACGTCTTGTACCAGCCGGTGAGAACCAAGAAGCAGCTACACGATCTGTTTCAGCCATAAGACCAGCTATAGATGAAGAAGCAGGAATTTGAATGAGTTGATCGTTAAATTTATCGTAAACCTTTAAATAGTTACCAATTACGGTTGAATAACTAGAGCGAGTAAACGTGTTTGATGTAGTTGTAATGTTTGTGGTGATTGTAGCATCATTAGTTTGATTTACAATATCATTTCGTGCTGGCCCTGTTACAACAATACAATCTTTACGTGCTGCCGCAATTGAAATGAGATCATTAGTAACTGCAGTTTGATCAGCTCTTGATGTCATGCCTGGCGCAATTAAGAAATCGATTTCAATTACGTCTTTGTCTTCAAAAAGATCAAAGGCAGTTAAATATTGACTAGTGCTGATTGTTCCAGAGTTTGTACCTGAATCAAACTCAAAGTTAACAACTGCAGATGTTTATACAGCATTACCGAGAAACTCTTTAGATGTTCCGGAAGTTGTCGCTGTACCAGCATTACCAAAATTTTTGAAGTTAGAATCAAAATCAATAAAGTTAATGTATTCAGAACGTTCGTTAAGAACATCTTTAATAAAGATTGACGATCCGTCATTAACGTTTTTAGCATCGCTTGCTACTGATAAGAACGGATATGTTTCTAGTACTGTTCCTTGAGTTCCGCTAAATACTCCATTTACGTCAACTACAGCAACGTGTACTTCATCATTTGATCCGCTACGAGCAAAAGTAAAATCAGAAGTGCCGGGTGCTGCATCAAAAGAGCTTTTATAAATCCAGCCGTCAAAGGCTGAATCAGTAACTGATGGTGGGCAAACTGAAACTCTAATTCCATTACCAAGTGATCCTGGAAAACGTGCTATAAATGTATGCCCGTCAGAATCAAGATTTGCAAACTGAGCATCAAAATCATCTTCATTTTTAATCCT